AGGCACTTCTTCACCGATTCCCACCGCAATTCGCGGAATCCCTGATAGTAGTGTGTGCTGGGTCGACCAGCAGCTTCCCACTGCTTCTTCATCTTCGACATCAGGTCGACACAGCTTGGGTCCACACCGACAAAGTAGAGGGATTGGAGGTGATCGGCGAGGATCTGAGGGGTTAGTTCCGGCATCTCGTATGTGTCCGTACCCGACCGAGCGGCGTGGGCGAATGCCATCGCATTGACGAGCGCCTGCGAGACGTCGGCCTTGAAGCGGATGCGTTGGCGAGTCGTCCAGTACCGCACTTCGACCTGGAGCCGGTTAATTGACGGATCTTCAACGTCCGTAATGACTTCCCAGAAGCGGTCAGTCGCGAGCCGTAGACACCAGAGGTAAAGAGCCTCCGGAGAGACGCCGAGTTTGTTAGCGAGGAACGGAATATGCGCACGTGGCCGTAAGTCTGGAGAACCCTCCGACGCAGTGCCTTGTAGGTGCTTCTGATTCTTAAATACCTCGTACTCCCGATAAGTGCTGAGGATCTTGATGCGATCGATAATGCCGGGATCAAGCTCGTAGGCAAAGTTCGCATTCCAATCGTTGGAGTTGACAATGATCGTGCAACGCGGCCAGATCTGCTCCGAGTTCTGGAACTTCTCCTCCGTCTGGAATAGGCCATTCGTGATCAGGATTTTGGTTTCTTCGGCAGAAAGGAAGGCGCGGAGGGATTTCATCGCCGTGTCATCCTTATAGGCGATGTCGGCAGTCGCTGCGGCCTTCAGACCGAATCGGTCCTCGGTGGACTTGAAGGTATGGGTGTGAAAACCGCATCTTGAGAAAGCAGCGGTCATACCATTGAAGACGGTGGACTTACCAAGACCAGCATCCTTGCCCACCACCACGGCAGCCATACGGGCGGTGTGATCTACGGGAGAATTGAATCCAGGCGGCAGATGATTCGCTCGCCCAACGCCAATTCGTCCCAGGATGAGCTTGAGCAGTTCTCGTTCAGCGTGGGGGAAGATGGTAAAGACATCCTCAAGGCCAACGTCGTGAAGGCAAGAGTCAAACCACTTCCGAGCAGGAACCCAAAGACGAGGATTCCGAACTGGCGCGTTCCCGGTGAGGGCCCCATCTGGGTCGAACGTTTGGCCATAGTCGAGAACTTCATGGATGTTTTGGTTGGCCTGAATACGCCGCATCTTCAACAGACGGTCGGTGAATGCAAAGAGATCACTCTCACCACCCTTAGGGCGATATAATGGCTGCCAAAAGTCGCGCACCTCACTCTCAGCACCGTCAAACACGGCTTCGATACGAGCAAAATCCTCGAGAGTGGCGATGTCCTGCAGAGGCTGAAAACTGGCAGGATAGTTGATGCCCTTCACCGGTGGTGGTGCTGAGGGCTTAAGAATGCGGTGGTTGATGTGCTCTGCGCCTTCGCAAAGCTCAACCGTGTAGAAGTTGGATTTGAGAAGAGCAACGCCTTTGCTGTAGAGTTCTGACAGTGCAGATGCTGTGGGGCGATCCTCACTCTTCTTATCCTTTTTGAAACGCTCGCCTCGTGGCTTGCGTTCTTTTGCTTCTGCGATAATGCTTACAGATTGGGGGTCACTCAGCGGCCCACCACTGTAACGATCCGACATGTGGTTTCCTCGGGGATTAGTAGTATAGCAGAAAAAGAAAGGGGAGCCTAAGCTCCCCCAACAAATCAGAAGTCGATATCGAAGCTGTCGTCGTCCTTGACGAATGCTGTACACTTGAGCACGCACTTAGCGGTAGGGAAGCCATTCCACTCGCCGTGTTCTTTCACAATCAAGTAAGCGGGCTTGTCCGGAGTGATCTCGGGATCAGCAGCCAGCACTTTCTTGAGTGCAGTGTTAGGTTTGACGACAACAAAGTCGCTGACTTCGACTTCAGTGTCCACCCACTCACCATCGACCTGAGCACGGGTCGGAGCGGTGAAGGGCTCATTGACGATCGCCTGCAGGAAGTACTGCATCCCGTAGTCGCTATCTTTCGCGCGAACTTGAGTGATCTTGTACTCGCCCAGCGGAAGGTGTGCCACCTTCACGAATGGACCTTGCAGACGTTCCCCAGTGGATTCGCCACGCTTCGAGGGATCACTGGCGACAGCGACCTGCTCCGCGATGGCGTCGGGGTTCTCACTCAGGAGGACATCGAGGATGTCACTGGTGACTCGGTTTTCCCAATCAGCAGAGCGGATGGGAACCGGGAGGGTGAAGAGTGTGCCGCTAGCCGAGAAGGCCACGGACAGCACCGCTTCAGTGTATTTGCCAACCAGTTCTTCTTTGAAGGACAGCTTCAGACCCTTTTGACCGTTGAGGGCGGACAGTTTCCCGTCGGCGACACTCAGGGGGATGTCCTCGTCACCCCAGCGGATGATGAGACCCTTGTCCTCGGTGGAGAACACGGTGGGGGAATACAGTCGTTTGAATGTGCCGTTGGCGTCGGCGCGTACGGTGAAGGTCGAGCCTTCGTCCGGCAGATCGTTACCGGTGAGACCGGTGTAGATGGCGCTCAGTGCCTCCTTATAAGTGGGAGGAAGGGCGCGGTTCGGGACGTCGGTGTACGCTTTCTGATAGCTGCGTGCTTCGAGACGAGCGCGGTTCTTGTCGTCGAGTTGGGGGTTGACCTTGAAAGTCTTCATAACCAAGTAAGCTGTGAACAAATTCCCGTGAACTCTTGGACAACTCTCCAAGCGGGAACAATAAAATTATATCACATCTTTGAGAGAGAACACCTAACGGCCCATTCGATCGGTCCAGGCGTAGTTGGTCCAGTCCTCGACGGTCTTGAGTGAGTCCGCCTTTTGGATGAATTTCTTCGCTGCTGTCTCGTTCATAGGCTTGTCAAGGCCCGGAGTCCGAGTAGCCTGCACGGAGATAGAAACGTTCGGCCCGTCCTGGGTGTAAGACACTGACTGCACCTTATAGTCCTCGATGAGGGCGTCGCCAATCCTAAGACTGGGGATGTAGATCACGTCCTGAGGCTTCATCCCGACGAGGGAGGGACACATGAAGAATGAGGCTTGGAATTTCACGCCTTCTTCCTGCTGCATCAGCTCCTGATTCTTGGGACCCTCATCGTTTTTGGTGAAGCGGCTTCCCTTCACCACTGTCGGTGAGGATGGGTTCACCACTGACTTGTTTTGGGCGTCTTTCACCGCTTGAGTCTGCTGCTTTTCAGCGGCCACCACCGCACTTCCTGGGACGTTGGTCTGTCCCTTTTGGTTTGGTGTGCCAGTTGGCTGTGTGGGGTTGTCCTGTCCCTGCGTCTGTGGGGGATACTCGAAGGAGCGTGTGAAGGTGGTGAGAATGCCAGGACCGATGAGATAGCCGTACCTCTGCTCGGACTTAATCTGCTCACCAGCCTTTGGTGGAAGCTGAACAGAATCGACTTTGTCAGTGCCCTCCTTGGAGAAAGGGTTGAAGACGACAGCCTTGCCGTCACTGTTGACGTTGGACGGGAACACCTTTTGACCAGCTTGTGTGGCCATGTCCATAATCTGTGCGCCGTATGTTTGGTCCTTGTACTGCCACGACGCAAGGAAGATCTTCTGAGCGTCAAGTTTTGCCCACTTTTGGTAGACCAAGGGCACCGGTTTGCCAAAAGCACCAGCCAAGTCCTGAACTGACTTGTACATGTCTTGGCCCTTAGCATTGAACTTACCTTCAGTGTAGTCCTTCATCGCAGTGGCTCTGACACCCGAGCTCTTAGGACCTTGTTTGGTGATGCAACTCACCTCGATGGACATGTCTTTCCCGTAGTTGATGGTCGATCCATTATACTGGAACTTGAAGATCACATACGGACCGTTGACGTAGTAGAAACGGATGAGGATCTCATCCTCCTTACCGTCTGTTACACACTCGGTGTACACGTCGTAAGCGGCACCCGTGGGGTTCCACTGAAAGGTGGCGGTTGGCCAGCTGGTGCCCGGAAGGTCAACTTTCGTGTTGAAGACGATCGCCTGAGGGCCATCACTTTTTGGAAGAGTGTAGGCGGAGAGGTTGCGGCTCCCCCACTTGACCTGCACCTGAGGAAGAATGAGTGTCCCTGCCATTATGCGAACGAGGAGTTGTTGACGTGTTCGGCGGCCTGTGCCGCGTAGTTGAAGACCATCTCGGCGAGACGGCGAGGGTCATCAGCACCGTTGATGGTGATGTTCTGACTGATGCTGTACTGTCCGCCAAGCTTTTCAGAGCTGTTGGCGGTGATGGTTGACACCTTGGCAGTAGGAGGAGCATACATTCCCTCATAGGCGGCAGCGGCCTTTGCTGATGAGAATAGGCGAGGATTCTCAAGGCCGTGGGCAAAGGCGACGTGAACGTGGTTGTAATGGCCTGCTTGGGCGTACGGTGCTACTTTCTTGCCATTTTTGATGCTGAATCCAAGTGGAGTATAGATGAGTTCAGCCATGGAGGAACCATAGCGAGCGGCCATTGTTTGAGCAAACTGCATCATCTGCGGGGTGGGACCTGTGCTATTGGAGAAGTCCATTGCTCGGCCCACATTGTGGTATGAAGCATTCGGAGGGCCGTTCCGCTTGTAGGATGTCATTGTCAGACCCATCCCCTTAGCGATTCCAGCCGCAGATTGGAGATTGCCAGAGGCACTTCCAAGGGCCCCACCAAATCCGCCACCAAGACCACCAGCAGCTGAAGCAGCTTTGATCGCGCTCATGATCTTTGCATCACCTGCCATACTTACAGCAATAGAGCGATCAATCGCGGCTTTGGTCATTGCACCCGATCGCATCGTTGCAGACGCATTTTTAGCGTCACCAGCTGCTATCGTTTTATTCATAATATCGAAGCCTCGGGTGGTAGCCGCAACAACTTGAGCTCCAGACCTCCAAATAGCGTCAATGACTCCTTTCATACCTCCGCCCATATCCAAACCGCCAGCGGCTGGGATGATCGTTTCAGAGGAATTGGCGATGACCAAGTCAGATCCCTTTGGCTTGTTGGCCATTTCATGGCTGATAGCTTGTCCAAGATTCCCGTAGAATGGCTGGTCTGAGCCCTTTGCCGTAGCCGCAACCCACTGGCCTTGCGCATTAAGGATTTCTGTACGCTTAGTTTGGGCATTCCAGCGAGACTTTGAGCCAGTCACAACTGGATCCGGTTTGGCCTGGTTTTTGATACCCATCACCCCTTCCCAAATTGCTCGAAACAAGTTCTTCACAACTTCGATGATTGTGCCACCCATTGTGGTCGCAATGCCGATGACCGAAACGACTAAACCGCCCAAAGCTCTGGCAATTCCGTTCATCATTCGAACGAATCCTTGCTTGACTTTCTCAATGTCACCGGTAACCAAACCAACAATCATTTGGAAAGCGCCATTGAAGGTATCAACCAAGCCTTTTACCAAAGCTCCTAGGCCCTTCAAAAGCACCGCAAATCCATTTCCGGCGATGTTGGTTCCTTTTCTCAACTTTTCGCCCATGTCAGTCATCCACTGGGCAAGGGCAAGCAGAGGCTTTTCAAAGACAATAGCGGCTGTAGCAACAATTGCCACTGTTCCGGCAAGAGTACCAGCAGCTTTAGCCGCCGTTCCTCCCGCTGCCCCGTTAGCCGCCGCAGCCCCACCAGCTGCTGGAGCCGCAGCTGAAGCTGCAGTTGGCATAATCCCTGCCAATCTTTGGGATGGGGTGACAACCCGTGGAGGTGCAGGAGGCTTTTTAGGCATGCTCAAAAGCCGTGCCTTAGCGAATAGAGCGGCAAAGAATGTCCCTGACTGCGCGATCAGAAGAGGCGTAATGCCAGAAATGACTGCGCTAATGACTGGAGGACCAAACATTGCCATCACAAATGGCGTGACAATGGGCCTCATCTCCTCTGAAGTGAGGATAGAGCCAATCAGCTGAAAGAGTTTGGTAACAAGGGCAGTGATGCCATCAACCATTCCTTTCTTGGCCTTTTCAAATGAGCCTTTTTCTTTGAAAGCATCATAAAAACCTTGCATGAATTGACTTTGGGACTTGCCTAGTGCTCCTTTCGGGTCAGTAAGTGCTGTGGCTAAATCCCCTAATGCTGCCCCGATGAACTTGTAGATTTCACCAAAGATTCGACCAATGTTGAAAGCTTGATTTTTTCCGCCTGTTTCCTTGAAATCTGCCCGCATATTTGAGGCGACATTCTTCAAGGCAATATCAAGCGGGCGCAGGAACTTGTCAGTCCACTCAATTGCAGTAATAGCGAAACGGTTCCAAATCGGGCCAATGGCATTCAAAGCCTCAGTGAGACTTCTAATCATCTTACCGAACATCAAGTTGAATGCCTTGAAGGGGGAAGTGATCTGTGATGCACCTTCCTTTGTCAAGTAATCTAGTTCAGCTTGCTCGCGTTCAATATCCTTTTCAAGCTGCTCACGTCGCTTTGTCCCTTTCTTTGCGCCCTTAAGTTCTTTCTGTAGATCTTTGATACGCGCTGAGTAAACCTTCTTGATGGCTATATCAACGCCCGTTTGCTCTTGCTCAGAGAACGTTGTCGCCATGCCAAACACACCGACCGATGGGTTAGTGAGTGTGTCCATCAAGCCCTGAATGGAGCCCGTTAGAGATTCGGACATCTTTTTGATGCCCTCACGGCTTTGTGCGGTCTCAAGGGCCTTTTGCAGTGCCTTCAGTCGGTCAGCTTCGCTGGTGATTGTTGCAGTACGGCGGCCGCCACGAGCGGCGCCGCCGCCGGCAAATCCAGCATCCTGCAACGCCTGCATCAGCAGAACGTTGTCAGTGAAAAAGTCCATCGTGGTGTCAATCTTGCCTGACTTGATCAGACCCTCAACACCCTGAGCCACACGGAACGTCGCTGTGCCGGTTCCCTGAGCAAGGAGAGCGATCTGTTCGAGCATGCCACCATAAGTGGTGGACACTTTTTTGATCGTGCCAGGTGTGATGTCCTTGACATTGGTGCCCTTAGGAACATTCTCAGCAGCAAGCAGCAACGGACCAAGCGTGTCCATTGTGAAACGCTGAAGTTCCACTACCTTGCTTGTTGGAGCCGACGATGTGCGAATCATCTCCGCGATCTGAACGTCGAACTTCTTGTAGAACTTTCCAGCTTCTTCGTATGTCAGGCCACCGCCTTCGGCACCACCTTTGAAACCGGCTCGGGTGAAAGAGCCCTGAACAGATGTGGTGGCCTTAATGTCGGCCATCTCATCTTCCATGGCCTTCTTGTACTGAGCGGCCACAAAACCAGCGCCTTTTCTCGCCACACCGGTGATCGTGCCAAACCCACGAGAGAAGCCCTGGGCGACCGCATCGCCCATCTTACTCAGACCTTCAGCCTGAAGCAGTGTGTTCATGAGGTTGTCGGCTTTGCCCTGCGCCTTGCCCAGGCCTTCAGCCATCCCATCAACTTCATCTCTCGCTCTTCCGGCCGCACGGCTGACACCGGCCATCGACTCAGCCATACCGTCAAAGCCTTTGTGGTTTTCGCCAATAGTGGAAACGACGTCACGCACCTTTCCAGCAGCTCGGCCTATCTCATTCATAGAGGTTTCTAAGTTGCCTAAGCTTCTTCCCGCCTTATTGATTCCCTTGTCAAACCCTTTGGTGATGCTACTAAGTTCTTTGCTTAGATTGCGAGCGACTTTGCCTGTATTTTTTTCAAACCGACTAACGCCTTTGTCAAGCGTCTTAAATGAATTTGCAAAGTTTTTGTCCAGTTGCTTGGACAAATCCTTGAATGCTTTATCAAGCTTCCGAAGTTTCGGAGTGATGTTATCCTTAAAGTCACCAACAAGGATGAAAGTTTGAGTGTTCTGTGCCATGACTTACTATTTAGGCGCCTTCACGCTCTTGGTGACACCATTGACACGGTAGGAGACCGTGGTGACCCCCTTGGCGTCGGTGGAGGATCGAATGTTTGTGGCTCCGGCAGGCACATTCACGCCGTCGACATTTTGTGCCGTGGCTGCAGGAGTGCTTGTGGAGTTTTGAGCGACGTTTGCAGCCTGTTTGTCAGCCTGAGTGAATTTGGAAGCGTCAAGAGCTTGGCCTCCAGAGGCGGAACCAGCCTGATCGATGCCGTTCCCCACCTGGTAGAGTGGCACCTGCTTCAGGCTGACTCCAACCATGGCGCGTGTCGCACGACCTTGAAGGTCACGCATTTGCTCGTCGATGTCGATGGACTCGATGACGTAAAGACCGTAGGATTTTCCTCCCGCCTTCACATCGTAGACAGGAACACTGACAAAACCGTCCTGGGAGTTCACCTCAACATTCATCAGTTTCTCCAACTGATCCAACTCGTTCTGCACGGCCTTACCGAGGGTGAATCCCTCCATCAGCGCCTCTGTCAGCTGAAGATCGCGCATTCCCCGTGAGGAAGCGGTCACTGGTGGGGAGTTCGTGCCGAAAATGTCGATACGCTGTACATCCGCACTAACATTCCATTGCACTGAGCCCGGGGCGGTGATAAACACCCACGCCTCACCGCCTCCTGAACCCGGAGGGGAAGCAAGAAGGTCACCGCCATAGTCGGGAGCGCCTCCAACAAACGCCTTACTGAAATCGACATCCTTCAACTGATTAAAGGCGGTTTCATCAAACTTAACGTTTGAGATTCCAGTGGCAGCCGCATAGTCTCGTGCGACGGTACTTGTGTAGGCGAGATTGTTAATGGCCATCAGAATAGAGGCTTAATTGGCTTAAGTCCTGAAGCGGCAGAGCCTACTTGATTTCCTGAGCCGAAAATGGCTCCTTGATTCCGTCCCCCGAGCAAGAAATTGTTGCCAAAACCAGCGGGTCCTTGAGCGGCGGGGCTTAAACCACGAGCTGGGCCTACAAGAGCCGTGGATCCCTTAAGCGCATCCATCGGAGCGAGAGATTTGGCGGCGTCAGCATCAAACCCCACGTCCAGAGGAATTGTTGGGGGAGTCTGTGGTGGTGGCTGGGTCTGTGCACCGGCATTTGCTGGTGTGAGGGTGAATGTGATGTCCTGCAGCGTGTACGTGATGCCACCGTAGTCAGCCTCCTCGAGCTTCGAGGCCACACTGTCAGGGATGCTAACAGTGCTGCGTGCCGCCTGAGCGCCAAGACCAGCCGTTGTGGCACCAAGACCCTGGCCACCGAGAAAGGGGATGGACTGTGTCGCGAACTCAAGAGCGCGATTCACACCCGCTGTGGCGACCTGTGTGATAACGGAGTCGACAAGCGCATTCTTCGTAGGGCTTGTCAGGCGCTCTGACATCTGACTCAGGATATAGTTCTGGCCTGTGTTCAGTGCGTAACCCGCAGTATCCTCGACAATCCCACCTAGGATAGGGTTCACACTAAAACTGGCGTTGGGACCACGCCCAATTTGGTCAATGGCGGTCGCTGTTCTCGCCCCAACACCGGAAACGACAGTGTCAACGAGACCGCCTGTAACGCTATCGAAACGTCTCCTTGCCATTACTTCTTCTTTCCTTTTGTTTCGGCCGCCGGTTTGAAAAGTTTATCGCGAGACGCCTTTTCAAGATGATACGCTAAATGCCACTCATCATTCTCGTCTTTACATAACTCAAACACGAACTTCTTCTCGTCATGAGTGAAGGTCCCTTTGAACGTGTCGCCATCTTTACAGTATTGGTTACTCTTTCCGGGCATTTCACCCTTCGAATTTCCGACACTATCCACTTTTTGTCCGAATACGGATTCTATCGCCGCTTTGAACATCTTTGCGACACGGTTGCCATACTCCATATCCGACACCTCAGCATAGTCACTGAAGTCGTCGAAGCGAGGGGTTCCACGGTCACCGTGATAGACTTGGTCAAGGTCAATCGACTCGATGTCGCCGAGTGATGGCCAGTCGGCGGGATCCGCTTTCGAGAGCGTTTCGATCGCTTCGCCGATCTGCCAGTCTTCCAGTTCGGGAGAGAACTCAAATGTGTTGATTTTGCTCAGAAGCGACACGGAGCCGTCGCTATAATCGTGAGCGAGGTGGTTGGCGTACGATTGGGGAATACGCGAAAAGGCACCGCCCGAACCCTGAAGTAGGGTTTGGACGGCGCGCAGTGCCTGAACTTGATATTGGCTGTCGAGGCTGTGCATACCACACGACATTTCGTATGGTACTTTTACCCTACAGCTTAAATGGTGCCTCAATCCCTACTGTGGCGAAGGCGCGCAGTGAGGAGTCGAAGTGGTCGGGTCGGGAGTTGGCGTTAGGGTTGTTAAGATCCTCTGTCAGTTTGTCAAGATGTGGATAGACCGCCTCGATGTTCCAATCAGGGTTGGCATCACACAGGTCGAACAAACATTTGGGAGCCCCGGGAGGCAAATTGTCACCGAGATCTCCGTGGAGCACCTTGTAGTCAGCGAGATTCTTAGGGTGATCGAGTTCAAAGCCCATTTTGTGAAGCGTATGCTCTTTAACACCCAACTCACCGACAAGACGTTCCTGGATTTTCTCCGCCGGGAACGGAACCCGTGTATTCGCAAAGTACACTTTATGGGACTCACAAACCAATTGCGACCAGTCACGGTCGAGCGTGGAAAGAAGCACTTGACGACGTTGGATGACTTCGTCTTCACAGTCACGCGAGGCACGGTAAATCGCACCGGCAAAGTCATCAGCCTCATAACCTTCATGGCTGTGAATGCCATAGTATTCTGAACAATAGTCCCAACCAGCGTTGAACACCAGCCAGAAGTCGTCCGTCTTCTCACCTCGAGTGCCCTTGTAGCTCGTCTTCAACGTCTCTCGTGGGACATTCTGGGCCTCTGCGTAGTTGTCCCATGCTTGACTGACTACCTCAGAATCTGTCATGAACTTGTCACGCCAGTAGTTGCCGGTGTCGCGATAACGAGAGTCAGCGACAATGACGAAGCGATAGGAGTGGCGCGGTAACATATCCGGACCACGCTGGATTTTTGCAGCCCACGCGGCACGGAGGAGTTTCTTTGCCACCTCCTCCGATACAAGTTTAGCCACCTTATCGGTGTACCACCTCATGATGTCATGGCAATAGACGTGGAAGTCGACGACGACGAGTGGTGCGGGCTCCCGTTCTAGCTCAAACACTTCCTCGAGTTTTGTCCGCGTGGGGAGAGGCCGAACAGTCATTCTTTCTTTGCTTTAAGAACAGCGATCTCTGACTGAAGCTCAATGACTTCCTTCTTAAGACGCTTGGTTTCATCAACATTCCTATTATAACTCCAATCTATCGATCCGTAAACCGTTGGGAAGACGTTAGCGAAGACGGACTTGCAGGCTCGGGCGAGTTCGACGTGTTCGAGCTGAGCGACACCCTTGTCATCACGCACCCCAATATAATGGATCCAACTGCGGCAAGAACCTGTAACGTACAGACGGCTATAAACGCCCTGCGGGAGAACGAATCTTGCGACCTCCTTAGCGATTCCACGGTCGAGAAGATCCTTGTAGCACTGAGTCGCGACCGTGTAAGCGGTGGACATAGTGCCCCACATCTCGTCAGTGAGGTCTCCGTGACCAGCTGGTACGCTGTTCTGACGGTTTTTGGGGTCTTGGACACGCGCTTCCTCCGGCACGTAGAACATGTTGAAGTGCGCCGACAGTCCTTCGGTGTGGTTCTTCATCTCCTGCTGGTCCTCGTACCGTCCACTGAACTGTTGGAAGGTGAATGAGCGGTGGCGCAGAAGTTGGACGGCAATGGCGAGAGGGGTCACCACTTCTACGGTCATGCTCGCCTGCTCGAACACCGACCAGTGGCCGTGTTTGGCGCAGTATTTGAGGAGACGCTCAACATTGGGATTCGTCTGATCCTTGGAGGTCACACGGGCGATGTAGCCCATCATGGCCTCAGGTTCGGGGGTGTGGCTCACCAGTCGTGCTTTACTGGAGCCTTCGATGAGCCAGGGATTGTCGTTTTTCATGAGATCTCCTTGAAGCTAAAAGCTAGGGACTGACGGATAAAGTTGCAAAGTCGATTTGGAGCGCTCCCTCTATGTTGAAGATGGCCCTTAAAGAGAATACCACGGTTGGGGAAGCAGGGGACACTCTGATAGTCCCTTTCGGAGACTTGAATGATGAAATCGCCGCCCCACGCCATGTCCCAATATGGCATAATGTAGATGAGAAAAGTCCAAGTACCCACACGGCCATCGTCGTGAAATGTGGTCTCCTCACCAAATTTTTGGATATTCGTATTCACCCTGAAAAGTTCCAGATCCCGTCGGAGTATCTTCTTCGCAAGAAGTTTAACATGGGCACCGATACGAATTAGCTGGAGATTGTCTCCTAAGTTGTCTTCTCCAGGCTTCTCAAGAGCGCTCCATGTTGGATAGTATTGCTCGAGATGTGGGGCGATGTGGAGACTTTCATACTTCGGACTTGAACGGAAGTTGTAAGCGGGAGTGAATTCGTCAAATGCCCAGTCAAACATGTGACGCGGTAAGGCGTCATTGATGATATAAAAGTCTTCCGCCATCGCTGTCAGAAGGAAATGATGTCTTCCGACATGCCGCCCCTCACGCCACTTCCCGTATAGAAGTTGGTGTTGAGCATAGTGTCGTCGGCCCTGTTACTGATATAGTTTTGGGGGAAGATGAGCGTATCGCCCTCCACTTTGAAGTGTGGCTTCGCTTCCTCTTTTTCCTTCTTCGTTAGATAGATGTGCTCGCCCTCTTCGAAGAGGTAGCCAGTGGCAGTGAGAAACCGCTGGAAGAACTCGCACATCTCGTCGATGCTGCGCTCTGGAACTTCCATGATGACCTCGACGGATTCCTCAAAGTCACGAGTCTCGGTGTAGCTGAAAACGAATTTGGTGTGTGTCATGTCAAAAATCCAGTTCGATGAGATCGGCGTTCTCTGTGGCCTCGTCGAAGAGGCCGGCCATCTTCTGCATCACCTTCAGTGTGGAGATACAGTCGGAGAGCGCGTCGTGGCTCGCCATGCCACTCAAGTTCGGCAGCTTCTGCCACTTTACGTCATTCTTCTTCTTCGACCACTCGCCGACCCACGCCGAGTATTGATCCATAGCGCATGAGGCGGCGGCCAGCTTCGGTCGAGGCTCTTGGTATTTGTCGTAAAGATGCATTAGCAATGCGATGTCGAAATCCGCATTGTAAGCAATGACATGTTTCCCCTCGAGGTAGGCGCTGATAACCTTAGCCACCTGAAGGAAGAACGGCTTATCCTGCACCATCTCGTTGGTGATGCCGTGAATGGCCTGCACCTCCTCGCCCATGGGACGATCCGGCTTCAGCATCATGGTGAGGATGGGGCGGCCAGCGGTGTTGATGACACTCAGCTGGACGATCTCAGTGTTCGGGTCCTGCCTCAAGATCCCCGTCGACTCTAGGTCGATGATCACCGTGTTCGGATCCGCCAGACGGTCCACTGCCCACTGCTTCGCGGACTGCTTGGCCGAGTTCATCTGGGCTGAGGGAGCTGATGTAGTCATTGGCGATGCGTTGCCTCCAGTCAAGTATTTTGGTCACAACCTCTTCGAGGCTGGTTGCGTAGCCGGACACCTTGTCAATGCCATCTGGACCATCATAGAGGGTCCAGAAGTAGACGGTGCGTCCTCCACGCCAGAGGTCGTAGATTTCGATCTTCATGCTCCAACAGGGAGAATTGAAAAGTCGTGTGTGCCTTTCAGCCCACGTGACTTACTTTTGCCACCGAGGCGGTGATACGCGTACACACTGCCCGTAAACTTCACTCGTTCATTTTGTTCCAAAGGGATTCCCAAACGCTTCAAGTGCCGCGTCAAACACCAGAGATGTGTGAGCGGCACGGATTCCCCTAGGGGCATAGGTGTCACGATGAGGTTGACAAGGAGAACGGTCTCTAAGTGTTTCTTTCTGGGGTGCTGACGAAACTCCTTTATCCTCCCCGTGACTTCAACGAGTTGGTCCTCGAACGGTTCGAGCACCTCACGGTAGTCGGGTGAGTAGATCCGTTCCTCGGCGGGCACGGATGTCTTGTGACTCATTACATCTGTGTGCTAAACCATATTAAAGGCGATTGATACACGCTGTTCAGTTTGACTTTTGTCTCCGGCCAATACATAATGAATGAGGTGGCCTGGAAAGAGGTAGACTCGCCCCTGTTGGGGAACCAATCTGAGAGTGGTGTCCTCTGAAGGAAAAATGGGATTGTGGTCTGGACGGATCAAGCATAGCTCCCCAGCTCCTTGGGGAACCCTAACATAGTAAACACCAGTTATCTTGGTGTCACCGTGAGTGTGGGGCTCATTGAAATCCGAGGCGGAGTTGAAATTAACCCACAGACTCAAGATTTTGTAAGCGAGGGACTCAAGATTTCGGTTTGGCGTCACAACCTCTCGAGCAAACGCCGTAGCGCTGTCGATGAGGTAAGTGATGCCGGGTCCACGATCCTCGATGAAGTCGCTCTGCCAGCCTCCAAGATTGCTCTTCTTTACGCCCCTTAAGCCAGTTTGACGCAGGGACACACACTCACTCATGATCTGATCTTGAATCTCCGACGGGAGCACGAAGGAAAAGATGAAGGAGGAGAAGATGGAGTCCCATTGAGGCTCCAAAAAGGTCATGCTTGGGTAACACTCAACATAACTACTATAGTCGCATGACCGCGAAGGAAACCCTTGGCTTAAACAAAGGCGAATTCACTCAAAAGGTGAGCCGCATCATCGACAACAATCGCGCAAATTCCCGGCTTATTGGAGCGCCCCGCGACTTCATTCTTCGCGTTTGCAAATTGTCCGAAAGATGGGAGAAGCTGGCCCAAAAACCTGACACTGCTGTCTATCTTCGCTATTTCGAGATGGCGGGCGGAAGGAGAGTGAAGATGATCTCCCTCGAGGGTGGAGGCACCAGGCAGCCCGTCCCGAAGGCGAAACTCATCGAGGCGCTGTATCCCACCAAAAAGATCGCCACTACTGCAACCCTAGAGGAGAAGCATTTCAACACTGTCAAGGCAGCGATGCGCCGTGGGGTGGAGCAGCAACTCCGTGATTACAAGGCGACCACGAGCTACCCGATCGAGTGCCTGGTGACAGGGCGCCTTCTCAGGAAAGGAACGAGGGTCGACATCGACCACCACGGGAAGCCCTTCGCGCAGCTTGCGGACGAGTGGGTGAGCCATAACATGCTGACGTATGCTGACATTATACTTTGCGGGCCACCAACTGGCAAACGAATAAAGGACGACACGCTATGGCAGTCGTGGAAGGAGTGGCATCTTGAGCACGCAAGGCTTGCAGTGGTGTGTGCGAAGGCAAATAGATCAAAAGGCGCAGCGGGATACGCTACGCCTGTGGAGTTGCTCGGGACGTTCAAGCCCCAAGCCGATGATGAGATCGATCTCGATTTTTAGGCGTTCGGGTCACCCTGAACACGCCAATCAAAGCTGTAGAGCTGCGTGGTGGTTGTGGCGGCGTTGATCTGAGCCACCATTGCCGTCACTTGATCATCAAGATAGGTCTGATAAGCTCCAAGAGACAAACCATAATAGTCCGCAGTAAAAAGCGCAGTCACATCAGGGGTTGAAATAAGGTCAACCAGGGAGTAAATGCGAGCTTGATAATTGGCTTGGAAAGCAGCTGACTCTTGAACCTTCACTGTCAGTTCAAACTTAGCGTTAGAAAGGCTCAAGGATGGGTCTATAGGAGAAACCACCCAAGTATCCTCAGAGTTGTACCACCACAACTGTTGGAAATCTTGCGGATTGGGAGGTTGCTCATTGGTAGATTGAGCGGGAGGAAGCGTATCGGGCGTTGAGATTACAATCTCATCCCCAAGACCATAACTCAAACCTTGGTAAATTACTTCGCTGGCTGTTGAGTAGAAAACTTGAGGGTTAAGATAAGCGTCGATGATAGTCTCAGCTGCTACAACGTACACCATGTACGGAGCAATGCTATCAATCGTTTGGTTTGGCGGTTTCGCTCCAGTAATTGGATCATCTACATACTCTACAGATCCGACAGTGTCGTACCACTGGACACAGTGGATAGTGGGATTGATGCCTGTATAGCTAACGCCGGTGGCGAGATTGCCGTCAATTTGGGCGCTGCCGGTCTTAGGGAAAAGAGTGATTCTAGCCATCGTTGGAGGAGGGAAGTTCAGCGAAAGGAACGTCAGTTGACGGGAGTTGTGTGATAGTGGCACCCACAATCACATTTGCTAAGAGCTTGTTGGCAATATCTTGACGGTCGATGGACTCATTTCTGAGACTCTCTACCGCACTCGCCGTGCTTCGTTGCTGGGCTGAGTTTTCGATCATCAACAGTGGAAGTGTGCTAACTACACACTGCTGGTTATCGACTTCCTTGCCGGTGTTAATGTCGTAGCCTCGAACTGTTGCCCACCACGCGCATTCGTGTTCGATGCAGGGTTTTCTTAACAGAGGGCAGATGATTTTCTTTGCCATTGGTTAGGACTTGGAGCAGAGGATCGCGTCCACATACTGGACTGCAAGATTGATTGCGTTGCCGCTAAATGAGCCGTTTCCACTCACTGACGCATTGACGGAGTGAGAGTGACTCATGTTGTTTCCGTTGAATGAGCCCGAGCCCGACACGCTGTGGCTGTGGCCACCACCGCCACCAGCCGCGCCCGTCTGGTTGTTGAAATCAACGTCACCCACACCATTCTGGTTACCCGACTTTTGGCCAGAGGCCGGACGACGGGCGTAACTATGGCTGTGGCCAGGCATTTGGTTTTGGTCAATGGAAGTTGCGCTTACGCTTAGACTTCCAAGTTGAACCGAACCCGAAGGAGTCTGACTAACTGTGTTAGTTGAACCCCCACTGACGCTCAGGCCTGAGAAACTCACTGAACCAGTTACAGGAACAGAAGTAAAGACTGATGTGAAGGGTTGAGAACCGCCTGATCCACCCCCACTTCCATTAACCACACGAATAGCTTTGTTGTTCTGCGAGTTGACTTGAACCCATCCCAACGGTGCAGAAGACTGAACAAACAAAGTTATGGTGCCTGGAGGGAAGTCACCTGCGGCCTCAGGAATGGCGTTAATAGTGACGGTTCCTACGCCAGTGCTTGGCACAAGAGAGACGTTTGCTCCAGCGACTAGTTTTGCGACCACCTCGTTGGGGTCTAAACTAATGGTTCCATCAGTGGCAATCGCGATACCGACACCGGCTTTCACGGCACCGATCACGCCAGGACCACCAGGAGTGGCCATCAATTGGGCTTTGTTAAGAGGCATGACTGTCTACGATAGAGCCTGGTCTGAGCGCATTCTGAGGGGCTTTTACCCCGGATTGCTGAGTTTTCGGCAGACAATCATGTCGATGTACTGCACGTTGAGATCTACTGAGCCCCCGGTAAAAGATCCAGAACCGTTCAAACTTCCGGAGACACTATGACTGTGGGACATATTGTTGCCGCTGAAAGAACCACCACCACCGCTTACGCTGTGGCTATGAGCTCCGCCACCGCCAGCTGCTCCAGTAGGCTCATTGAAATCCGAGTCGGCCACACCATTCTGGTTACCAGATTTTTGACCGTTCTGGGGTCTACGCGCGTATTGGTGTGTGTGGCCCGGTAGTTGACCTTCTGACAGTGAAGTGGCCCCAAGAGAAACGCCGCTGACTTGAACTGAACCTGACGGAGTTTCATTCACAGTGTCAGTACTTCCACTGATACTGGCCCCTCCTGTGCTAACACTGCCGGTGAAAGTCTGAGTGGTGAAGCAAGTGGTCCAGTCTGAAGAACCACCCTGACCACCCCCCGTACTGTTAATACGAAGCATGCGGGTGCCGGGATTTTCAGTGATCCAACGCGGAGGAGCACCAGACTGATAGAATGTCATCTGAGTCCCGATCGGCAGATACGAGTTCGGGTCAATTCTAATGGTTGAGGAGATTGTGACCGTGCCAATACCGCTTCCTGGCAAGATTTGAATGTCTGTGCCAGCGATAATCTTGCTACAAAATGCGTTTAAGTCAGCATTGACGGTTCCAGTGGGAGCATCAAGGAAAATGCCAGTTCCCTGTTTCACCGCACCAACAAACGCGGGGCCCCCGTCCTCCGGTGGCTCCATAAGTTGGGCAGTCGCAAGATTGGCCATGTTTCAGCGTAAATGCGGCTTTGTAAGACTTTTACCCTCAGGAGAAAGTTATCACTCGACCTGAGAAAGTGCTGCCGACTGCAGGAGCCGTGGATATAGTCAGAAGCGAATTGTTAGGATCCCAGCTGAAGTCAATCCCGGGGCGAAGGTCAGAGCCATTGATCACGATGAAAAGTTGTGCCAAGCCCACAGTGCGGGGAAGTTCATTACCAGCGCTTGTGATAAGGAAAGTCGATTTACGGCCTGTGAACTGCAGTGAGATGTCGTCGAGGAGGCGGATTTGCGGAATGGTTTGAGGTGGGATCACAGCGCTCACGCGTCCGTTACTATCCACCGTCAAGTTGTCACCGACAATCATGCCACCGAGAGAACTGGTCGTGGCTGGGACAACAGCGAGTGATCCCTGATCGTTGATGCCAAGTCCCTTGTTGGGGAAGACAGTGACTCCACCAAGGTTTGTTGAGGAGGCAGGTGTCAGTGAGAGGGTGACGTTCGAGCCAGCTCCGCCAAGGAGCGGTGTCTTCTCAGCTGTAAGTCCAGCACCGTCAACGAAGACATTCCATACGGCCTCATCGACAGCTTCCTGCAGCTGAGAGATGCCATCCTGAACGTTTGTCGCAGTAAGGTTGGAAACCGGGGCGAGGGAGACGTTGGTGGCGGCTGAGGAGAGGTTGTCAAAGTGGATGCCAGCCCAATAGTTGCCAACATCGGTGCGCTCCGTCAGGAACCAGTCGCCTTGCTCGGACACTTCAGCGCCAGACGGTCCGAAACCGCCAGAGACTGTGACAATCAGGTAGAAGTTCTCGGGGACGAGCACGGCGTTGGGAGCAGGCTCGTCAACCTTGAAGCCTGCGTCAAGACCTGCAGCGGTGACGGAGACAACAAGACCTGTTGTCGCGTTGAACGTTCCGGCGAGGACACGTGGGCCACTCGACAGAGACTGAACTTTGGTGTTGAGCTGACTGACAGCGAGCTGTGAGACCGCCAACGACTCGGAGTTTCCAGTGATGTCACTGGTGAGTTGCACAACTCCCGCGTTGTCCACACTTGCGGGGAGAAGGGAAAAGGAGGCGGTCGAACCGAAGAGGCCGGAACCACTGGACTCGATAATGAGACCGTCGCTGAGTGATGTCAGACCACCCACACGGTTGCCCACCTCGAGTTGAAGGTCTTCAAGGACGGACTGAACGTCACCGGAGAACTCAAGCCCGTCGATGGAGGTCACATCGATGTTTCTGGCGCTTGAGAAGGTGGTCTGGAAGTCAATCAGGAACCACTCGGTCGACGTGCAGACGAACCAGTCCCCGGACTTGGCGTCATCACCAGCAACAGTGACGATCGCATAGAAGTTGTTGAGTGAAGCGATTGATGTCGGAAGACCTTCACCCACAACGAAACCGTTTGCGTCACCAGCTGGTGTGACAGTTGCCATCACACCTTCGGAGGCGTCGTAGGTGCCGGCTAGAACGCCTTTGCCAGTGACGAAGTTGACCTTCGAGTTGATGATGTTGGCGCCAGCCTGACTGAAAGCCGTGAACGGGTCCTTGCCTTGAGGGTCAGAGGAAACCTTGAGGTTGAGGAGTCCGCTGGTGTTGTTGTAGGAGAAACCGAGGTTGGGGACAACGCCGCCGATCTCGGAGTTTGTGGGAGTGAGAGAGTTGTAGAAAGCGGGCTTGAGACTGACAGTGCCTGTGGTCACAATCGGACCGCCGGTGAGACCCTTGCCAGTTTTCACCTCATAGACACTGCCGCCGCCACTGCCAAGACCACTTGCAATTCCACCGGCGCTACCACTTGCCTCAACCCATTGGTCACCGTTTTGGTCACGGTAATAGATGTAGAACAGGCCGTCATCGTTGTCCCACCAGAGTTGGCCCGGGTAAGGGTTCGGTGGCTTCGTGGAGGAGACAGTCGCGCCGCCAATTCCAGTGCGGAACAACTGCGTGATTTGAAATAAAGCGCTCTGAACGTTTATCGCGGTGAGTGGGAAGTTCGGCGTGTATTCGACATCGATGGCGCGAATTCTACCTCGAGAGTCGACTTCCTGCCACCGGTTGACCTCCGAAATGAGCCAATTTCCGGCCTCAATCTGCTGGTTCGGAGCATTGGTGTCTCCCGCGATGTAAGGATTCCCGGAAATGTTAACGATGAAGAAGTCACCACCGTTACTTGGCCCAGGGTTCGGAAGCTCCTGTCCGATTCGATAGCCGAGACGGAAGCCAGTGTCACTGACATACGAAATATCACCTTCTTGCGCGTTATAGTATCCGCACCAGATCATCGCTCCTTGTTGGAGCTGGAAGGTCTGATTTTGCAGATCGTTGAGTGCAAGAACTACATTCGCGTTGTTTGGTACAATGCACGTGTTGAGGTTGCCAATCTGGTCCTGCAGTCTTTTGCCAGCTGCGGCAGTCAGCGCTCTGCTTGTTGAGACCGAAGTGAGTGTGTCCTCAAGCTGAACGACACCTGTCAATGTCAGAGTCGCGTTGCGAATGGCGATGTTGGCGGCTTGAGTGACGTTGCCTTGCACGTCGACAGAGAACTGACCGACGTTGATCGAGTCACCGTAAGTTCCGGGAACGACACCGGTCGCCACGCCGACAATTCGCCAGATCCCCGTTGAGGAGTCCCAGCGGTACTGTGTGACTCCCGTTGGACAGGGGTTCGGGTACAGTTGCCCGTTCAGCGGGTTGTCAGGGAAGTTCAGCTGAGACATGGGTTATCAGAACGGAGTCAGGTCTACGGCGACGCGACCCCAAGAGTTGGGGGCGTAGCAGAAATACAAATAGTTGGCGTCCCAAGCTAATTCCCCAGTGCTTCCCGTATCGCTAGAAGAAGCAGGGGTGAAAGAGGTGGCTAAGACGAGGTTTCCCCCACTGACTACGAGGGCGTTAGCCCCGGCTCCGCCGCCTGCGTTAACAGTAACAGGCCCAGTGAAAGTCGGGGAGTTGAGTGGGGCGTAAGTGGTTGACGCCGCTGCACTTGTCAGTAAGTCGAGTTGAGTCGAAGTGCGCCAGGCTGGCGTTCCACCGTTAACCGCAAGGATAGAACCCGCCGCCCCAATTGGGAGAGAGGCGGGAGTATTTGGGGCCGAAGCGAAAACAATGTCGCCCGTAACATCCAACAGTGTGGAGGAGAGCGTTCCAGGAAAAGTCTGACCAGCAGCAAACACGATGTTGCCGGTCATCGTGCCACCAGCAAGTGGTAGCGAAGCTCCACCACTGGCGGCGGAGATCACACCACTGCCATTGATCGTGATTGTGGTGCCGTCGGGCTGAACCACACCAAGAGCTGAAGAGGTCGCAGTGTTTGCGGAGATAATTGGGTTGGATGGTGTTCCGCCAACGGTGATCGCTCCAGAGCCGCCAATGCTCCCATTAACGAGAACGCCTGGGAAAGTTTGAGTCCCGTTGAACGTAATGTTTCCGGTCATCGTTCCGCCGCCAAGCAGCAAAACGGGAGCAAAACTCAGAACTCCCGCGCCGTTCGTCGTCATTGCGGAACCTGCGGCACCGTCAACGCTCGGGTAACTGAGACCTGAGGCTGTAAGCGGGACGTCGACAGTGAACCCGGTGCTTGTGAAGTTGCCCCAGGGGTCACCCGAGGTGCTTTCGAAGAAGAGTTGCGAACCGCCGGAGATTGTAAGGTTCCCCGTGAAAGAACGAGCCCGGATGTTGGGACTTTCGCCACCAGGAGGGCTGTAGAGGCTAAGACCAGTAGTGCCCGCCACCGGTCCGAAGTTTACTCTTTGGCTTCCTCCCGGTTGGTTTTCAATCGTAATGAAGTCGTTTGTGCCGTCAAAGAACGTGACGGCTCTGCCAGACAGCACTGTCTTGAGGCCCGTTTCTCCAGGTGCGGAGCTACTGAACGTGGTTGTTACGTTGGTAGTCGCGCCGGCGGTGGTGACGACTTGGAGGGTTGGGCTAGTGGCACTCGGAACCCACTCAAGTCCGAGTGGTGCGGACGAGTTTGCGGAGAGAACGTAAGTGTCCGCTCCAACAGGAAGCTGAGCGTAGCCTGGAGGGGACGAGTCACCAACAAGAAGTCCGCCAGTCTGTGTGAAGGCGGCTGAGCTGACAGTTCCCGGAAAAGTCTGACCAGCTTGGAAACCGATGAGACCCGTCATTTGTCCCCCAGTGAAGGGGAGTTTTAAGGCGGCAGCGTCAGCCACCGTCTTCACCGAGTTTGGTGAGGCTGCAAAGCCAGCCACTTGAGTGGAAGAAGTGGAGTCCACAATGGTGACCACACCGTCACCAGTGGTGCTCGCCACGTTCACTCCAACGAGTGGGTCAGCGGAGGTGCCAGTAACGACAATGGCACTTCCCGGCGCGGCGTTAACACTTAAAACGCCAAGAGCTCCGCTGTCAACGTTGAGTTTACCGTCAGGGTCGACTGTACAGTTTGCGCCAGGGTAGATGCCACCAATTGTGGTCGCGTTGGCTGGACGGAGGAAGACGGTAACCGCTCCAGAGATGCCTCCGCCACCAAGACCGGTTCCAGCGCCAACACCTGTGATTGTTCCTCCTGTTCCCGTGCAGTTCAGTTCGCCGGTTAGTGCGCTGATCGTGCACCCAACACCCGCCTTGACTCCACCAATGCCCGTACTCTGAGGAGGCGTGAGTGTCAGGCTTCCGTCCGGAGAGACGGCCAAGCCTGGGTTTAGAGTTGGGTTGACGTAAATGCCACCAAGGCTGTTCGCCGCCGCACCAGCAATCCTCAAGTTGACCGTGGCTCCCCCAGGGGTCACGTTGGTCAGAAAAATACCGTTGCCAGGAGTCAGTACGTAGTTAGTAGCTGAACGGATTAAGCCGTTGGTGTCAATCGAGATACCGGAGCCGTCAACCGTGTAAACACCACCGATCGTTGTCTCAGTGGGAGGCAAAAGACCGATGAACACCTGTGCAGTGGACCCACCGCCTTGAATACCGTTGGTGCAAACGATGTTTTGGATCGTTCCGCCACCCTGAGTGGTGCTGATCGTGCCGTCAGCTGCGATCTGAATGCCACTCCCCGCTTTTACAGCACCTACGGGGACTGGACCCACCGCCGAGGTTGACGGTGGCTCCATAAATTGGGCCTTAGTAAAAGCGTTCGCCATCTTTCAAACCAGTTGAAACTGTTTTACCCGAGCTGGCTCAGGATAGTAATGATCTCCTCACCCGTGGTTGCGGCGTCAATTTCGTCTTGAACTTCAGTCTGTAGACCGTTGATTCCGGACATGAACTCAATGGCAGCGATTTGATCAGCTGTCCTCTCACCCTCAGGAGTTGCCACTGCGAGTTGCAGTTGGTAGTCATTGGTGATTCCAACACCGAGCAGCCCAGCGTCGTACTGATTTTGCCAGTAGCGGGAGTTGATTCCAGAAGCGATGTCTTTGGCTTCGTCCAGGTCGTAGCTGTAAACTGGATCTCCTGACACAAACTCGACGAGTTGTGCTGCGCCGATGTATGGAGACTGTGGGATAGTGGAGTATTCCACGGTCAGGTAGTCAATCGAGTACGACTCAAGGTACTTGAAAGCGTACTCTTCGAGTGTGTCGTTGGCTGGGAAGACGACCTGAAGCCTTGAGGGTGCTGGACTTGAGGGGTCCGGATAAATGATAACGTCCATGGTCAGAACACTGGGGTGTCGATGATCGCAAAGTCAAACTGGGCGATACCAGCAGGACCACCTGCCGGGCCTGGGACGGTGTTAGACCAGTCATTCCAAAGGGTAGTGTTAGACACGTTGGTGACTACGTTTGACACAGCTAAGGTGGAAAGTTGAAGTTCAAAGTATGAGTTTGTCCTGTTGCTCAAGTTAAGGACCTGACTTCTTTGTGGGTTCGTTCCCGACGCTGGAGGGAAAGTCTGAGCGGAAGTGGCGCCACTGACAATTCCGTAGTTGGTGTTTACCAACGGGTTCTGGAAGGTGACACGAACCCGGGGGTAGGTTGTAGTTCCTGCCCAAGTGATTGCTGAGACGTTGTAGCTTTCGAGAACGGTGAAAACCGGTGGGCTGGAGGCGTTAGCGACGGAGACGGAGGCGTAGGCGAGAATCTGGGCTTTGGACAAAGCACCGTCGACTGAAATAGTGCCGTCAGGAGCCACCGCGATTCCAGCACCGACTCGAACCGAACCGACAGTCAGACGCGTCGCGAGCGCGGCGGAGATGGTGCCGGTGTTGACGATGGGTGACGGAGCTCCGATGAGACCAGGGCCGATGTTGATGCTCGTGACACCAAATCGAGCGGCCGGAATGGAAATCACACCAGCAGCGTCGACATCAATGTTCTCACCAATGATCACACCACCCTCAGTGGTTCTCGTCGCCGGTTCAAGATCGATAGTGCCACTCTCAGTGATCGGACCGCCGGCGAGTCCTGGGCCTGTGTTGATCTGGGTCACCGTACCAGGTGCCGCGTCAGGCGGGATCCCGTCCAACTTCGCCTTGTCAGCTGCCGACATCGAGCCGGGGTTGTTGACGGTGGCGGGGAGGATGCTGATGACGGCGTCGTCAGTCGGGTTCGTCACCTGGAGCGGGAGAACCGCCGTGATGGAGGTCACGCCCAGTGGGGAGTAGATCAACCAGCTGCGCTGAGCCGAACTCCACTGGTACTGAAGTGACCCTGGAATGGCGGGGACGGGATACAGCTGGCCGTCTACTGGGTTAACTGGAAAGATGTAAGCCATTATGTGAGTGAGACAGCGTAAAAGGTGGCTCCTGTCGGCGGCGCGGAACCGAAAGTGATGGTACTACCGCTCACAGTGAAGGAAACGTTGGGGATTTGAACGATCCCCCCGATGAAAACCAGAAGGGAGTTTGGAGACGACGGAGAGAAGGGAATCCCCGCGCTTCTCAACGCAAAGGCGACAGAGGTGCCGTTGAACTGAGTGGTCAAACTGTCAATAAGAGTGTAGGTTCCACCGTTGGCGATGGAAGCCACACCGTCGGCGGAGATGGTAAGTCCCTTCCCCTGACGGACAGCTCCGTTGATCAGAGAGGAAGGAGGCTTGACAGAGAGTCGACCGTCCGTGGAGATGACGGTGTTGTCGCCCTCTCTCACACCTCCAATGGAGACCGGAGTTGGTGGAAGGAGGTCGAGGGTGCCAGTGACGGTGATCTTGTCGCCCGTCAGAGGTGCGCCAAGGCCAACACCCGCTGTGATCTCCTCTACCGTGCCGTTGGCAATTTTGAGCTTATCAAGCTTGTCCTTATCGGCGGCAGTCATGTAGCCACCGTCGGTTGGGGTGGCTGGGTTGATGTTGATGATCGGCGCTTCGTCTGTGCCCGTCAGATAGATAGGCTGCTCGGCGAAGAGTTGTTGCACGCCACGTGCTGTGGTGAGCCAAACTTCCTTCGTACCGTTGTAGATGTATTGCTGAGCGCCTGGAACCGGAGGGTCTGGGTAGAGCTGCCCATCCGTTGGGTTGCTTGGGAAGTTGAAGGCCATATCAGAATCCTAGCACCTGACCACTGAAAGTAGCCCCAGCAGGCGGTGCCGAACTGAAGACAATGTTGTTTGCGCTAGTGGTGAAGGCCACGTAGGGAGTCTGAAGAATACCACCAACTGCCACGAAGAGGGGAGCTGGACTTGCGGGCTGATAAGGTTGCCCACCAACTCGCAGTTGGAACGTGGTGTTGACCCCGTTGAACTGCGAAGAGATATCCTCGATGATTTGGAACGACTGACCGTTCGGAACAAACAGACGGCCACTAAATGTGGTTCCAGCCGCTGGAGGGGAGACAAACCTCAAGTCTTCGTTGTTGATCACGGTGAAAGTTGCAGGCGAGGGCTGCAAAATTCCACCGAGAACGATGAAGAGGTTGGCAGCCGAGTCAACGAGCTGCGCTCCACCATTCACCCTACAAGTGAATTGTGTCTTAATCCCGTCAAATTGTGGAGCAATGTCGTCTAGGATGATGAATGCTCCTGTCGCTCCCTCACCACCAGCCGCACTGATTGTGCCGTCAGAGGAGATGGTGATGTTGTTCCCGGCTTTCACACCACCAATGATGCCGCCAGTTGGTGGGCGAAGGAAGATGGTGCCAGTGCCAGTGATTGTGCCACCACCAAGTCCAGGACCCGCAGTGATAGACGTCACACCAGCATTCGACTCGATCGTTCCGTCAGGAAGGATGGTGACTCCCTGACCAGCTTTCACCCCGCCGATGTTCGGTCCAGAAGGTGGAACAAGTGAGAGAGTGCCTGAAGACGTGATCGGACCGCCTGTCAGTCCAACTCCGGTGTTGATCCGTGTCACGGAACCAACTGTTGGAGGCAGGCTGTCGAGTTTTTGTTTGTCCGTTGCTGAGAGCGAACCAGCGTTGTTGATTGTAGCGGGCTTGATGTTGACAGTGGGAACCGCAGCGGTGCCCGTGATCACAATAGGATCGTTGCCCAGAACCTGAAGCACGGCTCCGGAAACCAACACCCACACACCTTTTGTTAGGTCCCACTTGTACTGGAAAGTACCGGGAACCGCAGGGTTGGGGTAGAGTTGACCGTCGAACGGGGTGTCTGGAAAGTTGTAAGGGGTAAATGCCATGCGCTCGGCGTTAGGGATGGCTCAATTATGAAACTTTTACCCTAATAGCGAATGACCGGAAGAAGAGCAATATTGTCTGGACGAGTGTCTGCCTCACCGGCGACTTCTGTGAAAGGAATGTTGGTCTCTGCAGTGTTAATGGTAATGCCAGTAAAGGCGCTGATTGTTGCCACGTTGGACTGAGCGTTTGCAAGGACTAAATTAGAGGGGTCACTTGCCACCACCATCTCACTGCGGTCGGTACTCAGAACAAAGTTTTTAATTCTAAACCAGCCTGAAGGTGGATCGCCCATTCGAATGCAGCCAACGTTTTGGTTGCTGAAGCCTGAAATCCAGCCTTGGTGGGTAATTGGCTCAGTGATAAGCATTTGATGTCCGGGGTCAAGCACACTGTGATTGTGACCTGGGTCCGTCACGGCGTGGGAGTGACCCGGATCTGTCACAGTGTGAGTGTGGCCGGGATCAGTGACTCCATGGGTATGAGTGGTGGGTGGCATATCGTGAGTGTGGATGCCAACTTCGTCTTTTTGGTAGGAGCCGAACTCCCTACCTTCATCTAGTGGGTCACCAGCTCCCCAACCCCGACAAAACCGTCCTACGAGGTCCGGGAGGTTGAATGTGTAGAAACCGTCCCCTGAACCGAAAGTCTCACCGATGGCCCTAAAAAGTTGTGTGTATTGTGCTCGACTGATTTCTCTACCGTCACAGAGCAGGTAGCCCTCAGGCGGATTTTGTGAACAGAACCACATGATTGTGGCCACAGGGATGATGCCGCCTGAAATGATGGGCACATAGTCCCCGACTGTGTTTCCGGCCTGGATCCAACTCTTCAGTTGAGCGGACTCCACGGTGTCGTCGTCTGCATATACGAACGCGTGTGTTTCGTCCTCATACTGGACGAAGTGCAGTATCCCCTCAACGTCGGCGTATTGTGCGAGTTTAATTGGCACCATGTCAGTAGCGGATGAACGGCAGGAGAGTTAGATTGACAGGCTCTGTACGAACACCTCCTTGACTGCCCGTCTCATAGATGTTGAGGAGAGCGGGGTCTACAGTGATAGATGCCGGACTCAATTCGTCGGAAACATTTGCTTCACCGACAGCGGTGAGAAGGTTTGCGGATCCTTGATTAACGGTCAGATTTGCGGAGGAGACGTCGGTAAAAGGTGAGTATGAACCGTAGTTAGGTATGCCGCCCGGCGTATCAAGATACGTGGAGTAGGGGCAGAGGATCACAGGGTTGATTCCCGATTGCACCCCGAAAAGCAAGTTATCCTCGTACATCCTGATGCTGTGCGCGTGGCCAGGGTCTGTCACAGCGTGTGTGTGGCCTGGATCCTCGCTTTGGTGAGTGTGCCCGGGGTCCGCAACTGCGTGAATATGTCCAGGGTCTTGAACAATGTGTGTGTGGCCTGGATCAGATATTGGGTGTCTGTGGGCTCCAAGTCGACTTTCTTGAGCACTTCCAAACTTTCGGTCTAAGTCCAGAGGATTGACTGGACCCCACCCTCGAATCATCTTTCCACGGAGGTTTGGGAGGTTGAATGTAGAAGAGCCGTTGCCGGCCCCGAAAGTTGTGCCGATGGCTGTGAACAGTTTAGCGTACTGCAACCGTTTAACCGCTGACCCGTCACAGAAAAGGTAGCCGACTGGAACTTGTGGAGTAGCCAACCAAATAAGTGCCCCAGGTGGAACTATAGCGCCCGGAGTGGGAGGCACAAACGGGCCAATGTTTCCACCGTCTTGGACCCACGCCGCAAGGACGTTCGCCTGACCTGAACCGTTGTTTGGAGTAACGTGCCACGTCTCGCCATTGTCAAGTAAGA